AAAATAGTGCCTGGGTTTAATAAAGCAGATACACCGTCAGGAGCCGAAGGACAATGGATTGATGGGGACTTTGTAAGATTTAGATATGGACAACCAGAAAAAATAGGTGGTTTTACAGCTATTGGTCAAGAAACTATTTCAGGACCAACACGTGCTCAACACACTTGGACAGATTTAGAAGGTAATAGATATGCAGCACTTGGTACTTCTAAAGCTTTATATATTTACTTTGAAGATAAATTTTATGATGTAACTCCTTTAACAACAGCAATTACAGGAGCAACTTTTACATCTACAAATGGATCTAATACAGTTACTGTCAACAAAACAAGTCATGCTTTAGATGTTGGAGAATATATAACATTTACTTCGGTAACTTTGCCAGGTGGTGGAGCTACAAGTTTTACTGTAGCTAATTTTCAAGATTTTACTTATGAAGTTTTAACTGCGCCAAATGCAAACACTTTTACCATTCAAATGAAATCAAATGAAACAGGTACAGGTATGAGTAGTGCAGGAAGTGCTTCTATAAATCCTTATGAAGAAATAGGACCAACAATACAAACATATGGTTATGGTTGGGGTACAGGAACTTGGAGTAGATTAACTTGGGGATCTGCTACAACTAGTTCTTCTGTTGTACTAGATCCAGGTAGTTGGTCTTTAGATAACTTTGGAGAACAATTAATTGCAACTGTTAAAGATGGTAAAACTTTTGTTTGGAATCCTGGTGTATCGAATCCATTAGAACAAAGAGCAGTGGTTATGGCAGGTGCGCCAACAGCAACAAGATTAACTATAACTTCTGATAGAGATAGACATGTAGTTCATTTTGGAACTGAAACTACTATTGGAGATTCAACAACTCAAGACCCTATGTTTATTAGATTTAGTGACCAAGAAAACTATAGTGTTTATCAACCAACATCAGTTAATACAGCAGGTACCTTTAGATTGGATACAGGTAATAAAATTGTAGCTGCCGTTTCTGGTAAGGATTATAATTTAATTTTAACTGACCAAGCAGCTTATACTATGCAGTTTGTAGGACCACCCTTTACTTTTTCAATAAGACAAGTGGGTTCTAACTGTGGATGCATTGGACAACACTCAACTGTTTATGCAGATGGTAAAGTATTTTGGATGGGCGCAGGCGGAGGATTTTTTGTATTTGATGGTACTGTTAAATTACTGCCATCACTTGTTGAAGACTTTGTATTCACGACCACCGGATCAAATATAGGAATAAATTACTCCTCTAATGAAATTATTTATGGATCACATAATTCTTTGTTTAATGAAATAATTTGGTTTTATCCAGCGGGAACACCATCAGGTAGTCCAGCAGTACAGAATAATAGAGCTGTAGTATATAATTATGTAGAAAATAGTTGGTCTACTATGACACTTGCTAGAAGTTCCTATGCAGATGCTAGTACTTATGATGTGCCTTACGCAACAGCATATACATCTACTGCAACTCCAACAATATCTAATTTAAGTGGAGCAACAAATACTTTTGGTTCAACAACTTACTTTGGACATGAAATTGGTACAAATGAAATTGCATTAAATGGCACTGAAACAGCAATACCTGCATATATTCAATCAGGAGATTTTGATTTACCAACCGATGGTGATGGAGAATACTTATTAAGAGTTAGTAGATTTTTACCTGATTTTAAAAACCTACAAGGTAACGCAGTTGTTACAATATTTTTAAAAGAATTTCCTGTTGATTCGGGAGTTTCATCTCAATTAGGTCCATTTACTATTACTTCTACTACAGATAAAATTGATACAAGAGCTAGAGGAAGACTTGCAAATATTAAAATACAAAACACTGCTGTTGACGAAACTTGGAGATTTGGTACATTTAGAGCTGATGTTAATCCAGATGGAAGAAGATAATGGCTAAAATTAATGTATATGTTCCGGAACCTCCTCAAGAATATACAGTAGAAGGTTTTAGACAAATTAACCAAGGTCTTGCAACTATTGAAAATCAATTAAATACTTCATATCAACAAGACTTGAAAAACGAACAAGATTCGTTTAATTACTTTATGCAATGACAATAAGATATAAAAGCGAAACATTTAATTTAACAACAACTAACGTTACACCTGTCCTAACGTGCCCTACTGATGCAACTATTATTGTTAAAAGTTTACAAGCTGTTCACGATACTGCTAGTAATGTAGACACTCACGCTATAGTAACTAAATCTGGTGGATCCGCTGTAAAAATTTCTTACGAAGAATTAAATAAAGCAACTACAAATATGGTAAAGAGTTCTCTTAATTTAGAAGCAAGTGATGTTTTATCAATGCAAGCAGGGGCAGCTAATGAAATTACAGGTATTATTAGTTATGCTTTAATAGATCGATCACAGGAAAATGGCTAGAAAATTTAAAGATTTTGTAGAAAGAGATAAACCTAGAAAAAGACCTAGAAAGCATACAAAAAACCCTAACAAGAAAAAAAAGTTGCAACATAATAAAAAATATCATAGACAAGGACGTAGGCAAAAATGAATGATATAATTAAAATACCAGCTGAAGCAAAAGAAATTATTAAACACAAAAGAACTGGTAAAATATATGCTAGTAAAATTGATTTTGATAATGATGTTACTGATCCCAATACTGACACTACTGTGGATGACTTTAGGCAAGACCTTGAAATTAAGGTTACTAAAGTTACTATGGGAGCAGAAACCAAAAAATAATGCAACCAAGAGGGGCTACTGAGCTACAAATGGAAATGCTTGAAAAGCATGTTTCCAAAGAATTACTAGACCAAGTACAGATATGTACATCAATACCAGGCAAGGTTCCTTTAGATCCAGATAAACTTAACATACTTTGGCAAAAAAATTCTTGGAATCAACCTAACCTTCAAAATTTTTTTTCGGACAAGTCACGACACCATGAATACGATTGGTATGTATTTAATAGTCATTGGAATTATGAAAAATTTAGATATGCTTTTGACATACCTACTGAGAAATCAGTTGTTATTAAAAATGGTATAGAAGATTTTCCAATTAGAAAAATATACAAAAGAGGAAATCCTATTAAATTAATACACCACTGTACACCTTGGAGAGGTTTGAATGTATTATTAAGAGCTATGCAAGATGTTGAGAATCCAAACATAACCCTAGATGTTTATAGTTCTTGTAAAGTTTATGGTTCTGAATTTTCAGATAATACTGAAAAAGATTTTGAAGCGTTATATGAACAAGCTAAAAAATTACCTAATGTAAATTATATTGGTTATAAACCTAATGAATATATTAGAGAGATGATGCCTAACTACGATATGTTTGTTTATCCATCTATATTTGAAGAAACATCTTGTGCTTCAGCGCTTGAAGCCTTAGCATCTGGTGTACATGTAATAACAAACAATTTTGGAGCTTTATATGAAACATGTGCAGAGTGGCCTGTGTACATTAATTATTCTAAAAATTATGAACAAATGGCACAAGATACTGCAGGAGCAATTAATATAGCAGCTAGTTATTTACATGAAAATTTTATGCAAGAACATTTAGAAGAACAACAAAAGTTTTACAAAAGATTTTACAGTTGGAAAAAAAAAGGTATGGAGTGGACTAACTTTTTAAAAGGAGCATTAGATGAAAGAAACAATAAATAAAGACACTTATCAAACTTTAAAAGAAGTTGAGGTAACACCTTACGAGAAGGCTAGTCTTCCTATGTGGAAACCGGACACCGGACAAAAAGAAACAAAACCTCAAATTAGTCTTATGGTTTGTACACCTTGCCATAGTGATGTTACCATGCATTACACACAAGCGTTACTTGAATTACAACAGCTGTGTATAAAACATAGAATAAAAATTACATTTACATTATTAAAATCTTCTTTAGTTACTCAAGGTAGAAACTTATGTGTATCAGCTTTTCTGGAATCTAAATGCACTCACATGTTATTTGTAGATTCAGATATATATTTTCGAGCAGATTCTATATTAAAAATGTTAAAGAAAGATAAAGAACTAATGTCTATTCCCTATCCCTTAAAAACAATGATGTGGGATAAACTTTATAAAAAATGGAACGATGGTGGAGTTAAGGGCCCTGAAGATATACATAGGTATTTAAATACTTATCCAATGAAAGTAGAAAACCCAGAAGATATTAAGTTAGATAACGGAGTTATGGAAGTAACTCATAGCCCAACAGGGTGTATGTTAATTAAAAGAAGTGTTTTTGATAAAATGATAAAAGCCTATCCTGACAAAGGAATTGTGCAAAAGACAGTTATTAATGGTGAGTATATAGATAGACCCCATATGTGGAATTTTTTTGACACAATACACGACACCGAAACAAAGATATTTTTAGGTGAGGATTTTTCATTTTGTAAGCTTTGGAAGGACATTGGGGGGAAATGTTATGCTTATATCAATGACCCAATAATACA